CTCCCCCGTGCCCCCCGCCGTGTGACACACCAAGCCATGACATCCGCGCGCAGGGAAGCGGATTGGGCCTGCAATTCCAGATGTTTCCGAGATTCTTCGGGGGGCTCGCCGTGACACCCGAACACGCGCCTAGTTCGGGCGGCAAGCCGGGCCTGAACCCCGCCGCGCTGCGCATCGAGGACGCGGCGAAGGTGCTGTCGCGCATGGGCGGGAAGCCCATCAGCGCGGATATGCTCGAGGCGGACATCGACGCCGGCGCGCCGACGAACCCCGACGGCACCATCAACCTCGTGCACTACGCGGCGTGGCTCGTGCGCGAGATGAGCGCCGGGGGGGCAGGGGGTGGCCGTGCCGATTGACCCGCGGCATCTCCGTCCCGGCGAGCTGTGCCGACTGCTGAACTCGACCCCGCTGGGCGAGGTCATCAGCGAGCGGCAGTTGCACCGCCACCGCACGCGCGCCGGGTTCCGCGTTGCAGCGGATGGGGATCCCGGTCGCGTGGATCTGTTCCGGTACGTCGCGTGGCTCGCGGCCGTACGTCATGAACCGAAGCCCGAACCGACCGAGGCCGAGGACTACGAGGCCTACCGAGAGCGCAAGGCGAAGGAAGCGCGGACGCTCTCGGTGTCGGGCCGCGACATCGGCGAGCTGCCCGAGGTCGAGGACCGCGAGCGGAAGGGTCGGGCGCGGCGCGACTTCCGCTTCTTTTGCGAGGCGTACTTCCCGCAGACGTTTCACCTGACGTGGTCGGACGATCACCTCAAGGTCATCGCGAAGATCGAGCGGGCGGTGCTCGAGGGCGGGCTGTTCGCGATGGCGATGCCGCGTGGTTCGGGCAAGACGAGCCTGTGCGAGACGGCGTGTCTCTGGGCCATGCTCTACGGGCACCGGGAGTTCGTCGCGCTGATCGGCTCGGACGAAGACCACGCGGCGGGCATGCTCGACTCGATCAAGGCGGAGCTCGAGAACAGCGACCGCCTCGCCGCCGACTTCCCGGAGGTGTGCCACCCGATCCGCTCGCTCGAGGGCATCACGCAGCGCGCGGCCGGGCAGCTCTACCGCGGCAGGCAGACGCACATCGGGTGGACGGCGAAGGAGATCGTGCTGCCGACGATCGAAGGCTCTTCGGCGTCGGGAGCGATCATCCGCGTCGCGGGGATCACCGGTCGCATCCGTGGGATGAAGTTCAAACGGGCGGACGGGCAGAGCGTGCGGCCGTCGCTGGTGCTCATCGACGACCCACAGACCGACGAGAGCGCGCGCATCCCGAGCCAGTGCGCGACGCGCGAGCGGATCCTGGCGGGCGCGATCCTCGGGCTGTCGGGACCCGGCAAGAAGATCGCGGGGCTGATGACGCTGACGGTCGTGCGCGCCGACGACATGGCCGACCGCATCCTTGACCGCGACAAGCACCCGCAGTGGCAGGGCGAGCGGACACGGATGGTGTACGACTTCCCGACCGACGAGGCGTTGTGGTCGCGGTACGCCGAGGTGCGCGCCGACGGGCTGCGTAGCGACCGGGGCATCGCGGAGGCGACGCGCTTCTACCGGGCGCACCGGGAGTCGATGGACGCGGGCGCGCGGATCGCGTGGCCCGAGCGGTACAACCACGACGAGGCGTCGGCGATCCAGCACGCGATGAACCTGCGCCTCCAAGACGAGGCCGCGTTCTTCGCCGAGTACCAGAACGAGCCGCTGCCAGACGTGGAGCCCGACGACGAACTGCTCACCGCCGATCAGATCGCCGCGAAGGTGAGCGGGCACCGGCGCGGGCTCGTGCCGCTGGGCTGCACGCATCTGACCATGTTCGTCGACGTGCAGGGCAAGGCGCTGTACTGGCTCGTGGCGGCGTGGGCCGAGGACTTCACCGGCTTCGTCGTCGACTACGGCACCGAGCCGGATCAGAAGCGGGCGTCGTTCACGCTGCGCGACGTGCGACGCACGCTGGCGGACGCGGCGCCGCGGGCGAGCGTCGAGGGCGCGATCTACGCCGGGCTCGAACGCTTGTGCGGCCGGACGCTCGGGCGCGAGTGGAAGCGCGACGACGGCGCGGCGCTGCGCGTCGACCGCTGCCTCATCGACGCCAACTGGGGCACCTCGACCGATGTGGTCTATCAGTTCTGCCGGCAGAGCCCGCACGCGTCGGTGCTGCTGCCGAGCCACGGGCGGTACGTCGGCGCGAGCAGCATCCCGTTCAGCGAGTACAAGCGCAAACGCGGCGACCGTGTCGGGCTCAACTGGCGCGTGCCAGTGGTGACCGGTCGCCGGGCCGTCCGGCACGTCGTCTTCGACACCAACTACTGGAAGAGCTTCGTGCAGGCCCGGCTCGGCGTGCCGATGGGCGATCCCGGGTCGCTCGCGCTGTTCGGGCGGAAGGCGGAGACGCACCGCCTGCTCGCCGAGCATCTGACCGCGGAATACCGGATCAAGACCGAGGGTCGCGGGCGGACGGTCGACGAGTGGAAACTGCGGGTGGACGGTCTCGACAACCACTGGCTCGACTGTCTCGTTGGCTCGGCCGTCGCGGCGTCGATGCAGGGTGCGGTGCTGTTCGGGACGGACGCGAAGCCGGACCCGCGGCCGCGCATCAAGCTTTCGGCGCTGCAGAAGGAGCGTGCGTGATGCCGCGGGTGAGGCAGGATGTCGAAGTCGGGCCGGGCGATCAGCACGCGAACGACGCCGGCGATCCGGGCGGGCTCGTGTGCCGGGCGTGCGGCTGCCGGCACTTCCGCGTGGTGTACGTGAAGCGCATCGCGGCGGGTCTGCTGCGCGTGCGCGAGTGCCGGCACTGCGGCAAGCGGATGAGGACGCGCGAGACGTCGGCCTGAGCCGATTCGATCTATCGAACGATGTCGGGCGATCGGCGCGGTTCGATCCGGTTTCGATGCGTTCCCGTGTCGGTACTGGGTAGATGCGGACCGATCTCTTGCCACCCAGCGTCAGCCCCGACCGCCTGCAGGCGGAACTGCGGCTGACGCCGCGCCGCGACCGCGAGGACGCGGCGCAGGAGGCGTGGGTCGCGCACCTGACGGGCGGCGACCCCGCCCGCGCCGTGAACACCTTCGCCACCCGAGAACGCCGACACCGGGCGCGCTGCGTCACCGGCGCCGTCGATTTTCGCTGACCCCCCCCCTCCCCGGATCAGCATCCGGGCGCAGATCACAGGAGACACACGCATGTCCACGACCGTCGCCAACTTCGACATCGCCGGCGCTGCCGACCGCATCGTGACCTTCGCCCGCGAGCTGATCGCGAGCCAGTCCGCGCGGCAGGCGGAGTTCAACGCGCACGACCGCGGCCGGGCGACCGCGTACCTCGACCGGCTCGAGTCGTACGTCGACGTCATCGGCAACCCGAGCAACCCGCTCGACCTGCCGCGCACGCACCCGACGGCGTACCCGGTCGGCACGTTCCCGAGCGACGACCAGATCAACGCGATCGAGAACGCCGAGGTGCGCGACATCGCCCGGCGCTTCAAGGCCGCGTTCGTCGAGCTGGTGTCGAGCCAGTCGAAGGACCGGGCGACCGGCGTCTTCGAGGCAGACCGCGAGCGGCTGGCGGCGCTGATCGCCAACACGCGGGGCATGATCGCCTTCGGCGAGAACTCCGTCGACCTGCCGGAGAACCCCGGCGACGTCTCGGCGCTCGAGGGAAGCCGCTGATCGATGCCCGAGGACCTCTCCAGCGCGATCCGCGACGCGGCGACGCGGCCGGCCAAGGCCTCGGTCGACGGGCAATCCGTCGAGCAGCGCACGCTGCGCGAGATGATCGAGGCGGACCGCTACGACGAGAGCAAGCGCGCGAGCCGCGCCGGCGGGCTGCCGGTGCGGCGGTCGCGCGTCGTGCCGCCGGGCGCGGACGGGGGGCATCGATGATCGGCGCCGGGATGCTCAAACGCCTCGCGGGTGCGGGGACGCGCGGGCGTCCGTCGCGGCGCGGGCGCATCCGCGCCCGCTACGACGCGGCGCAGACGACCCCGGAGAACCGCCGCCACTGGCGGGCCGCGGATTCCCTCTCGGCCGACGGCGCGCTCTCGCCGGACGTCCGGCGCACGCTTCGGGCGCGGGCGCGCTACGAGGTCGCCAACAACGGCTACGCCCGCGGCATCGTGCAGAGCCTGGCCAACGCCGTGGTCGGCGTCGGGCCGAAGCTCCAGATGCGTACCGACGACCCCGCGGTCAACGAGACGGTCGAGCGGGCGTTCACGCGGTGGGCGCAGGCGGTCGGGCTCGAGCGCAAGCTCTGGGCGATGCGCGTCGCGCAGGCCGAGAGCGGCGAGGTGTTCGCGGTGCTCGCGACCAACCCGCGGCTCGGCTCGCCCGTGTCGCTCGACCTTCGGGTCGTGGAGGCCGACCGGGTGGCGACGCCCGCGGCGCTGCTCACGCCCGATGGGCGGATGTGCGACGGCGTGGAGTACGACGCCTTCGGCAACCCGCTGCGCTACGCGATCCTGCGTCGTCACCCGGGCGACGCCCGGCGCTGCGCCGCCGACATCGGCGAGTACGACCTCGTCGACGCCGAGGCGGTCGTGCATCTGTTCCGCGTGGAGCGGCCCGGTCAGAGCCGGGGCGTGCCCGAGATCACGGCGTCGCTGCCACTCTTCGCGCAGCTTCGCCGGTACACGCTGGCGGTGCTGAACTCCGCGGAGAACGCGGCGCTGACGGGCGGTGTGATCTACACCGACGCGCCGGCGGACGCCGAGGCGGCGTCGGTCGAGCCGATGGACGAGGTCGAGCTCGACCGCGGCACCTGGCTGACCATGCCGTTCGGGTGGAAGGTCGGGCAGGTCAAGGCCGAGCAGCCGACGACCGCCTACGCCGACTTCAAGCGCGAGCTGCTCAACGAGATCGCGCGGCCGCTGCACATGCCCTTCAACATCGCGGCGGGCAACTCCTCGGGCTACAACTACGCCTCGGGGCGGCTCGACCACCAGGCCTTCTTCAAGGCGGTGCGCATTGACCGGACGCACCTCGAGCGTCTGGTGCTCGACCGCGTCTTCGCGGCGTGGCTGAGCGAGGCGGTGCTCATCGAGGGGCTGCTGCCGCAGTCGCTGCGCTCGGTCAACGCCGACGCGCCGCACCAGTGGTTCTGGGACGGCTTCGAGCACGTCGACCCCGCGAAAGAGGCGAACGCGCAGGCGACGCGGCTGGCGGCCAACGCGACCACGCTCGCGTCGGAGTACGCGCGGCAGGGGCTCGACTGGGAAACGGAAATCAGGCAGCGGGCGCGGGAGCGCGCGCTCATGCGGGAGCTCGGCCTCGAAGCCGAGGCGCCCGCGATGCAGCCGGCAGGGACGGGACGCGATGACGAGGACGAGGAAGATGACGACGAGCGCTGAGGCGCCCACGGGCGCGGTGACGCTGGTGGGCGAGCCCGCGGGCGTCGAGATCATCGAGGCGGCGGGCGAGGGCACGGACGCCCCGACGCCGCCGCGCTTCAGCATGGTCGCCTACACGGGCGAGGCGATGCGCGTCGACGGCTGGCGGCACCCGGTGGTCGTCGACCTCGAGGGCCTAAGTATGCCGAGCCAGCGCCGGCCCGTCCGCTTCGCGCACTCGGCGTACCAGGGCGTCGGCCACACCGACCGCATCGCGGTCGAAGACGGGCGGCTGGTCGCCGAGGGCGTCGTCTCGCGCGACACACCCGCGGCCCGCGAGGTCGTCGCCAGCGGCAAGCGCGGCTTCCCCTGGCAAGCGTCGATCGGCGCGGCGGTGCGCCGCTCGGAGTTCGTCCGCGGCGGGCAGCGCGTCACGGTCAACGGCCGCGTGTTCGACGGGCCGGTGTACGTCGCACGCGCAGCGACGCTCGGCGAGATCAGCTTCGTGGACCTCGGCGCCGACGGGAACACCTCCGCCAGCATCGCGGCCAACGCGCACGGCAACACGCACGACAACGCACACAGCAACGGCGACACGGACAGCAAGGAGAGCGACGTGGACGGCGAGACGAACACCACCAACGACGCAGGGGCGGACACCAACACGAACGACGACACACCCATCGCCGCGGACGCGGGCGCGTCGGCCATCGAGGCCGAACTGGCGGCGGCGCGCTCCCGCGCCGCGGACGAGCTGCGGCGTCAGGACGCGATCCGCCGGG